TTACGATAAGATCCTGCTTGTCCAGGAGTTCCGTCACCAGATACGAAGTAATATAATGAAGAAAGAGAACCTCCAAATGATGTTTGAAATATAAAAGGGTGTCCATTATTGGAAGAATCTGATATATCAAATCTATATGTATTTCCCTTTACTAAAGTTAATTTTTGTTGAGTTAGTCCATCAATTACAAAAACATTGTTTGGTGGTGGCGTTCCTGGGTTTTCTTTAACAGTTACTGTAAAGGAGTTTAAATTATACTGACCGATTACTTTAGTTTGGGGATGTACTTTAAATTCTCCATATAATGCACCATCAACTCTTGAATCTTTATTATATCCAGAATCAATACTAAGTTTATAGTATTCTTTTCCATTTTTAGAAACTATTTTTTCTACGTCTGTAATTGGTGCATATGCTTTTGTAAAACCAGTATATTCATCTTGGATTAAAGTAGAATTTATTAAATTTTCTGGATTTCCTTCAATACTTTCGACAACTAAATCTGTTGTTACTTGATAATGAGCATCAGATGGTCTGAAAAGATATTCCCTTGGTTTGATAATGGTTGCATCTTCTCCATAAAGAGATCTGAACAATATCTCAAAAGATTCATCTGTACCTTTGCTTCTATAAAAATCTTTTGATTGTTTAATGAATATTGAATCATTTATATTTTCATATAACTTTCTATCTTCAAATCCCGGAGTCAACTGATATTTAATTTTAGATAAAAATTCTTTTAAAAATAAAGAACTTAAATTAATAATAGTGGATCCTGCAAAATGATCTGCAGAGTTTGATTTGGAAAATGTTAATTGATCTGGGCGGTTCTGAGTGCTATAAGAATCAATACCACTAAACCCTCTTACACATCCAGTAAAGGAATTAAAGGTTTTTCCAGTATATGTAATTATTTCATTATCAATCTTTAGTAATCCATACTTTTCAGGAAATCCAGCAGTTCCAGTAGGAGAACTTGATATTCCCACAAATATTACATCATCAAAACTTGTAATATCATTACTCAATATTACAGAATCAACTTGATGAGTCATTTCATCAATTTTAACATACTTATCAATATTCTGAATTAAATCAATAGGAGCTCCTTGAAACTCTTGAGCACGATAATATTGAGAAAGAAATTCAGAAACTAATGGAAATTCCTCCCTAACATATGCAGGAAGTTGATTAAAAACTATATTACTAAACTGAATTCTCTTTTCTGTCATTTTATTGATTTATTTTTTTATTAATATCCTGAAGAATATGATGGTCCCGAAGATGTTGAAGATGAAGATGTTGAAGATGTTGAATATGAAGGTGTTGATTGTGTTGAAGATGTTGATTGTGTTGAAGATGAGGATGTTGTTACTAATGATGAAGATGCAAACGGTGTAGCAACAACCGCACCTGCAGCAACTCCCCCAATTTGATTTGTTGGACGAACTAAAAGACCATTTGCATAACTTGAAGACTCAATATAATTAGATCCAGATGGATCAAGACCTGAAGAAATACTATCAACAACCATTTCAAAAGTGCTGCTACTAATATCTAGTTGCAAATACAAATCTTGCAATCCAATTACATCATTTGAATGCGGAGTTGTAGAAAGTTCAAGAATTGCTTGCCCATCTTTTATTTTTCCTGCTTGAATATTTATTGGGTTTAGAGTTATTACACCTTTTTTATAATTCACATTACCTATGTTTCTTCTTACTATTGTTGGAGTTGTTGAATTTGATGAGGGAACTGTAAATAAGAATAATGATCCAGTTTCTCTGTTTGTATTTGGAATGTCTGAAATATAAACAATCTGTGATATATCTGATACACGTAAGGCAGAAGATTTGATATTATAACCATTCATACTATTAATATGAAACTCATTTCCAAAACCAATTTGATATTCAGTAAATGTGTTTAATACAACTCTCAAATCTCTTCTCATTTGAATTGTTGTAATATTTGAAGTCACTGCTTCATGACTTTCATCAATAGTTTTTAAGAATTTGCTATACTTAAATCTTGCACCATACTTATTCATCTCAGTTGAACTTGCATATTTCGTTGTATTATTTTGTATTATACTTGATACATATTCAGCACTTGGTGCAAGATTAGTATCATAATAAACTTTTGAATTTATTTCAAGATAGAGATATTTTAAATCTAAAATTTCAGGAACAATTCCGGCAACTCCATATTTCTTAAGATCACGTTTGATATTATCTTTAATTAAGTTTGGCAAAAAATCACCAGATCTTGGTTTAATACTTATAAAGACTTTACCATACTGTGGTGGAATTAAATCTTCTCCACCAAATACAGAAATAGATTCAGTTTCTGGATAAATTTTTGCGGGGATTAATGTTTCATAATCATTTGCAGTGACTGTTCTATTTTGAGAAGCATATATTCTTGGAGCATATCTTTTGATAGATTCGACAGGTTCAATATTTTCTCCACCAGATGAAATTAACCCAGTAGTTAGCAAAGAAATTCCAGAAGTAATTACATATTCTGTAGAATTTCGATTATATGTAATTCTTCCTGCAAATGTAAACTGACTTATACCGTTTCCACTATCACCATTTGAAGTAATATATCCAACTTCAATAAAGTTTCCTTCTTCTAATTTTTTACCAAATATTCCATCACCAAAAATAAGTTCATACCTTTCATCTTCAATTTCCTGCAAAAAGAAAACTTTAGAATCTTGATTAATTTCAAACAGACTGTCTTGACGATTATATTTTGTTGAGCTTGTAGATTGCTCATTGTTTCTTACTAGCACAGAAATTAAATCAGTATCAATACCACTGTTTGGTAAAATAAATCTTTGATTTAAATTTCTAGAACTGAAGGTAAAATTATTTACTAAACGATTTCCTTGATAAATCTTAAGATTATCAAATGTTGCTATGTTATTAAAGATGGGAACTGTTATATCTTCTAAAATACAAAACACATATGACTGATTACCAAAGTTACCTGAGGTGCTTGCTACAGGTCCTTTACGGAGGGTTAGAGAGGATGGTGTAGGGGTTATGTTAGATGTATCAATAAAGAAGCTTACTGTTGCTTGTGCTGCTTTTCTTGAACGTGGAATGTATCCAATATTTCTTGCA